CCCATATACTAGTCGCCGCTTTCAATGCGCCTGTTTTAGCTGAACCTGATTCTCCTGTCAAAGAAATGGCAACGCCTGACGTAGAAGAAAACTCCATTAAGATAGAACCAAAGCCACATAACATAGTAAACATGTGCATCTCTAATCCGTTTTGATTAAGCTTTTGTGCCGCAGTTCTCCAATTGTCATACGTACCGCTTTGTGTTAAGAAGGGGGCAATAGTTTGAGCCAGGTTAGAAATAGGTGTATCTTTTTCTGTACCGTCTCTTTTTATTTCCTTTCTCCCTAAAACAAACGAACTCTTGTCGTGGTTCCAACCCATTTGATCGTACATCGTATCGTACTTATCTTTACGTTGCATATCTTTTGCGTAGTCTATAAAATATTTCATAATGTAATCTTCCTGTTGTTTTGATTCATAATAAATTCCTTGGCTTGTTAATATTTTTCTTAACTCCGTAGGATCGTATACTATCTTCATGGGCAGAATAAATTCTAATAGCCCGTCGTGCGGATGGTGCACATTAACAAGTAAGCAGTTGCCATCTATAGAACTTCTTAAATGTTTAACTACAACCATCTCATAATCATAAATTAATATCTGATCCTCATAAGATGCTCCGCCTTTTTTATCGTGCACTGTAATAGTTCTATATACTCCCCCATGATTAGCTCCTATCCAATACCCTTTTTCATCTAAAGTTTGAGGCAGTCTGTTCTTTTCTTTCTTTACTTTAGGTAGAACTTCGCCCGTTATTGCAGCCGTCTCAGCTACCTCAGCTTTAATGGGCACCTTGCATAACTGCAGTGGCGTAGAAATCTTTCCCCAATGGGGGCACTTCGTGCAGATGCCGGGGTTGTTATTATCTATGTCCGTACACGTATGGGGTTTGTCTTGAGTAGATAAAGCTTTTTCTTCCGTCTCTTCATGGGTATATCCCGGATGATCTTTAGATAAAAGGTGTATCCATTTATCTCTGTCAGCAGAGTTTTGAATGAGAGATACAACCCGCCACCATACAGGTTCGGGTGCGCTTTTAACATTGTCAATATAGTATTTTACTTGAGCACATCCTTGGTCACTTTGTTTAACGCTGTTTTTTAACAGCACCTCAAACTTATTTTCTACATTACCATACTTTAATTTTTTCTCTTCTTCAGTAAAACTTTGATGTGTAACTAACTCTTCAAGTGAAACTTCTTTACTCTCTATACAACTTGTAATACGTTTAACCTCATACACCGGCGCGTCTTTCAAAATCAATGTAGGCCTCGGCGGTTCCGATTTATAATTATTAGTATCAGGACATCGCAAGATTCTAGCCGAGTCTGCGGTTACAGAAGGATCAATTTTCAGCCCCATATTTAGACAAAACTTTTTAAATTTATCAGCTAGGGGTTTCCATTCTTCTTTAGTAAGTTGGTGTTTTAAAAACCAATACGCGTGAATGCCGTTCCCACTATTTACAATAGCAGGCATAGGTAACTGCGACTTCTCAATAAAATCACTCAGTGCAAGCAGAGCTTCTTTTTGAGATGCATACTCTTTATTTTCACCTACATCTAAATCAATATACAAAGACTTAATAAATTTAGTGCGAGCAGCTTCACGCTTTTGAGTTTCAAAAGTACCCATAGCGATAAAAGTATTGTGGTCTTTTTTNTATTTGTCTATTAGATNAACAGCTTCTTCTAGAGTGTGTGCGAATGCCTGATTAAAAAGCTTTGTGTCTGGTTTATTATAAGCTATGCAATAGATCCCCTCATCGGGAAGTGCTTTGCTATAAAATTCATTTAGCATAATTATCTTTCACTTTTTTAGTCGATAAGACGCCCCTACACAAAAGTGCAGTTTTTTTCAAAACCTTTGGAGCGTTATCTATTCTACTCTTATCAAGTTAATCTTCAACCCTTAATTTAGGGGCTATCTTATTGTTTAAAAATTCTCTAGCTAAATTTATATGTGACAAAGGCAAAAGGTCCGTACGCTGCTCGAACTGTTCATCCCATGCTTCATTAAGCGCTTGTAAGAATTTTTTAATTTTAGTACAGTTTTTATCCCTAATAGGGGAGCCTCGGAACCAACTATGAATAGTCATCCGAGACACATTAAAAACTTTAGCGACCTCAGTAGCCGGAAGGTCTGCATTTACACAGGCCTTTGCTAATTGAACTCCGAGTCTTTCTTTGTCAAAAGTATTAAGCTCAATTAAAAACTCTTGGCTATATTTTTTTGGCATAATTATTCCTCTGCAAATTGTTTTAAAATGTCTGACAAATCGTCAGCAGGTTTAGGCGGTATCTTGCTACCTGCACGCACTACTGGCTCGTCTTCTTTGAGTACTTCTACAACAGGTTCAGGTTTTTCTTCTGTCATTTCTTCAAACGTTTCAGGAGCTTTATGTTCATAGCCGGCAACCGCATCAAAACCAAATCGATCCGCACTACCTGAACCGCCTTCAACGTACTGAATAACTTGAACTGCTCTAAGTCTTAAAGATACTCCAGCACCAATTAAAGGTGTGAAATATGGAGCCACTGAGCCGTTTACTTTGATTTCAGATCCTCCCCAGATATTACTATCTATCATAGGTATACCTTTAGCATCAAAGATAGCTGGCTTGTAAGCCGCTTTAGATTTAAACTTAAGAATAATATTTCCTGTAGGCTCACCCATTTCATTCAGCTCCTCTAAATATGGTGGAGGGGCTTTCTTAATCTGAGCACCTTTTGCTTTCTTTAGTTCTTTTTCATAGTTCTCGGCGTAGACCTCATTTATCTGTTTTAAGATAGGTATGGCATCTTGCTTAGATAAAATAAGATTTACTTTGTAGTCACCCTCCTCCGAAAATTTAGTATCCGGTTTAGATAACCAAGGGTATTGCGCAATACCTTGCGGTGTTGTAAATGTTATAGGCTGTTGAGCCATAGTCGTTCTCCTTATTTTGCAGTTGGTTTACGTACAGTTATTTTAAACTCTCTCATCGTACTGATACCAGGAGGGAGACCCTCCTCCTCTCGTGTACTTAAAAACTCTTTAAAGTTTGCTTGGCTGATGCGTTGTTGCAATAACTCTAACGCTTGGTTTTCTAGTACAAACGTTTTGAAGTTATCCCAATCCCCACATACAAAGTTTTCTTTAAGGGTTTTAATAATCGTACCGCTTTCGGTGCGCAATGTTTCTGCACCAATGTCATCGCAAGTTTCTAGCATNGCNCTCTCTAACCTATTCATCTGATCTTTGAGTTCACTATCCTCTTGCTGATATTTCTTAGCTAACTTATCTCGCTCTAATCTAATAGCTAAATAAGCTTTCACTAAGGAATCTACTTTTACTCCACTCATAGTCCTATCTCCTCTCTATATAAATCAACTAAATTCATATGCCTATCCACTTTACCTTGTAGCATTGCATACATCTTTCTTTCAATTGGAGACCCTTGCAAATGTACAACAGTCATCTTATTCTTCTGACCCACTCGATCAATCCGCGCAATACATTGTATGTAGACTTCGACACTCATCACAGGAGACCAGAATACTACGGTGTCTGCACGTGTAAGCGTGATGCCATGCGCTACGGTTTGGGGTTGTAGAACTAAAACTCTTGGGTCTGTTCCATTTTGAAACTCTTTAATAATTTGTGTTCTGTTGTGAGCTGATACACTCCCGTGGATTATCCGCGTAGTAATATTATTCTTTTCTAAATGCTCGGCTACTATATCTATAGTATGTCTGTAAGGAACGAAAACTAATACCTTATGTTCTGTCTGCTCTATGGTATCAACAAGTTCTTTTAACCTAGGCCTAATATCAAACTGTACAACTTTGTGTTCGTCAGTGTATACTGCGCCACCTGAAATCTGTAAAAGTTTTGTCATGGCAGCCGCGGCATTTACTGACGTTATCTCTTCTCCCGCTGCTTGAATTATCATGTCTTTCTTAAGCTTTTTATAATAACTTTCTACTTGAGACGTTAATGCTATCTCACGTGTTTGGTATGTCACTTCTGGTAAATCAAGGCAGTCATTTTTAGCAAACCGTATAGCTGGTTGTAATGCTTTAAATACAGTGTCTTGGCTAGTTTTTTTGGGTAGCCATTTAAATCTCGTGATCTGATTCATTACTTTGTCACGCCATGCAGTCTTAAATTTAGGTACGCGTTCAGGACAAACTAATCGAGCCAAACCAAAAGCATCTTCTGGTGATTGTGATGCTGGAGTACCTGTCATCATCCATAGCCTAGTCTCAGGTTTGAGTATCTTAGCTAGGGTTTTCCAACGTTTAGTAGTAACTGATTTATAAGCATTAGCCTCGTCCACTACAATCAAATCAAAGTTAGCATTGGCTATGTCGTCTCTAACAATATTTACACCGTCATAATTTATAATTACAAATTCGTATTGAGTGTTGTTAATAATTGCACGGCGGTCTTCGGCAGAGCCATAGGCTACCCCTGGTACACGATGAATACATGTATTATAAATGTCGTTCTTCCAAGCGGAGGTCATAATTGACAAAGGGCAAATTACTAACACTCTCTTAATCTTACCCTCATTCATTAGATAATCAGAAGCCCATAACACACTAGAAGTTTTACCGGTACCGGCTTCATTAAAACAAAAAGCGCGTCGGTTTATACTAAAAAATTCTGAAGTAACTTTCTGATGATCGAATGGATGAAACCGACCTGACCATTTATAGTCGCGTGTAATAGGTGATGGAGGTGACTTTTTAAAGTTAAGCAAGTCCACAAGCAAAGTCATTTCATCTAGGCCCCAACGCACCACGACATCAGACAATGTCTCACGTGTTTCTAAAACTTTAAATTTTTTTATGTGCTCTTTTATTACCGGAACCACGGTATTCGGAACTGTTAATTTAACAGCTACGTTTTCTAATATTTCCATAATGTCCTCTCATTGAATTAAGAGTATGGACTATATTAAAATACTAGTCAAGCTTTATTTTACTGTTATAGTAATATTTTATTTTACTTACCGGCCAGGTATTGGCGGTTTTTTATTGAGCTGTCTGAGTTTCTTTGGAAAGATCGGTTCTTTGATTTAGGCTGAATAGTCACGCCATCTTTATTTTTACCGCCTTTAGATAAAGGTTTTTTGTGCGCTATGTCTTTGCCCTCGCGTTTGTCAGCTACACCATTACCGTTTGCATCTCGGCTAGTTGCATCCATCTTACGTCTGGCACGCTGCCTTTCCATACGACGGTCATGCTCAGATTTACGAGCCTGCTGTTGTTTGTATTCTTTTTTGTAAGGTCTTTCTTTGTTTTCGTATGGCATAATAAGCTACCTTTTTACTCCATTTAATAAATTCATCTACAGTCATATTGCCTCTAAAAGAATTAACTGCTCGGCATACTAGCTGTACATTACGTCTATTATACACTCCTCCGGCATAAATTCGATCAATACTTGCATTGGTCTTACTTACATTACCCCGCATTCTGTTACATGTTAGCGGCACCCCTGTTAAAGCACACCGATACTTTTGGTCTTTTAAAATGTTTATCAACTTGCGCGGAGTTAAATTAGTCTTTGTTTTCTTAGACAGCAAATGTTTAAAGTAAGCCCTCCAATCTCCATTCTCTCTTTCGTACCGCCGGTTAACTTTATTAATGTTTGTGCATTTTTTTGAGCAGCAAAGATATTTAGGGTGTAAAGTTTCAAACTTTTTTCTACATACCTTACACGCTCTAATATACATGTTACCTTCTAGGCTTGTGATGCTCGCAGGTTTCAACTGGGCACCACCCACACAACGGTGTGGGATTAGGTATCCACTCGTCTTTTTCATAAGACATAGTTAATCGGTCTAACGGTTGCTCAAATGATTTCCAAGCTTTATATATGTTATCCCTAGTATAAGATTGCTGCACAAAACTATTTTTCATACAGAATAACAAGCCCGCTTTTATTTTATTTACTTTAGGAAAACAAACAAACGCCATGAGTGCCATAAGTTTTAACTGTTTGGTGTCAGGGTATTTATTAGATCCCGTTTTATAATCAATAATAAAAGCTTTGTCTTTGTCTACAATAACTAAATCAGCTATGCCACGTACCCATCTATTCTCATCATCAAAATCACACTGCTCCATCTTTTTAGTCAGCGCCATTTTATACTCCGGGTACTTCTCCCCTGGTATAGCTACCAAGGTATCCACCATTTTCTTAAATCGTAAGTAGTTTTTAGCTAATGGTTTATTATCGCGTACATAAAGTTCTAACGCCTCGTGTACTTCTTTACCATAAATAGTTTGAGGGGTATCTACAAAAGAATAATTTTTTAGTATCCGTACTTCTTGATACTTTTTAGGGCAGTTAATGTATTCTTTTAGCGAAGAAAAACTCCACGTAAAGTCAGCCACTATCTTCCTTGCCCTCTATATTTTTTGTACCCGGCTCTAAAACTTTTGTTCATGGAAGAAGTCTTAGCTACCCTACCCCCTTGGCTGGTACGTTTGTGTATTGGTTCTCTTTCTCTTTCTACTTGTTTAATCTTGGCCATCAATCATCCTCGGTAAATAAAAAACATGGGGTAGTTTCCCCTACGTATGCGCCCATCATGTTGTATTCAAAATATTCTATTGCGTCCATCTCTTCCATCTCATCTTCACGCATAAGCTTGTGTATTACTTTTTGATAGCTATAACAAACTTTATTTTCACTATCAATCCCCTTTACGACGCCTACTATACAATCATCAAAGTGATCCATAATTAATAAGCCATCATACAATTCGTGCTTTATATTAGTTGCCATGTTTAATTGTCCCGAATCTCATATCTACATTTTTAACTTTAGTATTCTCTGGTAGTTTTATGTAATTCTGAAGCATACATTTTGAAGCCCTTGTGTCAGGTCGATGTAAAGCCATCCAAAGATGAGCAACCTCGCATGACTCAAAGTTACCCTGATACTCCCACTTATCTACCGTAGGACTAGTGCTAACCACCAATACAAAAATAAACTCAATCATAATTATCTTCAGCCTCCCACCATCGTTTGTGCTTCATTTGTTTTAAAAGTTTGCTGTAAGTCAATTGCGTTCTATCTTCTATAAAATCTACGCTTAGTAAATAACGAGTGCTCTTAAAATTATACACCGTGTGCGCAACCTGAGCATTAAATAAATAATAAGTATGCGGTTGGTATTTTAACTCTGTGAAGTTACCATTCACGTTACCGCGCTCCAAACTTTTACCTCGCTTTAATGCGCGATTAAACATGCAATGACTGTGGTCCCAATTGTTTAATAATAAGTTTAGCCCTACCCCGCGATCGGTATCAATGTGCCAATCATAATAAGTATCTGGTTCTAGCTTAATAATCCCAGCTTTAAAAGGATGTGCCTTATATAGATGTCGCCACCAAGGATCTATCGCCCAATCATCTTTTACTTCCAATGCTTTAAAGTTGTAGTAATCGATCCATGCACTTTGAGGTGCAGTCGCTGCTCGAATATACATAAGATCTGCGGTTACAGAGAGCTCAGGTATTTCATAATAAAGATCAACATTCCCCATAGTTCTTCCCAAAATCCCCTTCGCACGTTACTGGCAATCCCTTTGCCCATTCCGGTGCTTTATTCATAGTCTGCATAATAAACCCTAACGCCTCGTGCGCATGTTTCTCTAGTGCAATACATACTACGGCATCGTGCACAGTAAGTAGCGGTCTGTATTTAGTGTTAATGGTAACCATCTGTTCGCCAATAACTATCCTAGCTAAAGCTTGGACTACGTTCTCTACCACTGCTCCTCCCCAGATACTAATCTCTCCTCGTCTTGATGTATAAGTATAACCGTCATTCTTTAACTCTAAGTTTGGATAGCGCAGGTATAATCCGTTAGGCAGTCGCAGTCCTTCCGGAGTAACCAACACACATTTTACTTTGCCTAAATAATAAGCAGATTTATCTTTAGGCCAAGACGCCATAAATTTTAATGCTTGGTCACATTCTTTCCAAAGGCTTTCTACCTCGTGGTTTATCTCTCGATATAAATCTACTAAGCTTTTCGTTTCTTTTTCAGTCATATCTACACCGGCATTAATCTTTAACACGTCTCGTAGTTTCTTCGCGCCAGTCCCATATCCTAATCCTAATATACAAGTTTTACCCACTGCTCGTTCAGTCTTATCTACTTCAGACTTGTTATAAATCTTAGATGCAAATACTGAGTACACATCTTCACCTTTTCTAAACTGTTCAAGTACATCATGCTGTCCGGCAAACCAGACTAGTATACGAGCTTCGATTTGTGAAGAGTCACAGTTCATAATCACATAGCCATCTGGAGGTAGGATCGCATTCTTTAATGCCTTCTGTTTCTTATCGCGTGACGGTAAGTTCTGAAAGTTTACTTTGTCTGAACCGGCCCAACGTCCGGTGTGCGCCCCATAATACTTAAGCGGTATAGGAAGTTTCCCATCATTACGTTTAGCTATACCAATAAACCGTTCGATACGAGTCTCTTCGATAGTAGATTTAGTACCAAGTCTTACTGCGCAAAGCTCTTGAACAAAAACATTTGTATGTTCACACAAGGCTAAGAATCCTTGATCACCCTTAGCTAAAGCAAAAGTTTCTTTACCTGTTGTTGGGCTAGTCTTCATAGGTACTGAGATGTTTAGCATTTCTAAAATGTTGGCGAACTGTTTATTACTTGCTAATCTTTTACGCACCTCTTCTACTTCACATTCAAGTTTATCTGCGAGTGTCTGTAATAGCTTGTGTTTCTCACCCTTCACATCTTCTAATCTATCCACAAGCAGATGGGTATCAAGTTGCAGTCGCGGTAAAATGTACATGCGCAAAGTAATGTCAATAAGTTTTAGTTCGTTCGGAGGATAGTTAATAGCTAACTTCTTAAATAGTTCGTAGGTTAGCTTCACGTCGTTCTTACAATACACACCGTATTGGCGTAGCTCATGATCGCGGAAGTCTTCTATACGTTTACCTTTAGCGTCTTGAACTTCAGTTCCTTTTTCTCCTAGTGTATAACGTTCGGCAAGCGCTTTAAGTGAACCTCCGGCGTCCACACCGTGTATAGATCGAGCCATGCATAAAGTATCTAAGTATCCTACTGGCTCAGCATTAAACTTCCATTTAAGAATGGCCCCGTCAAACTGAGTGTTATGGCAAAGTAACATCGCATTACTCCAATCAATGTCAGCAACAGCTTTTGCTACCTCTTCTTCTCCGGCATACCATTCGGTTTTACCCTCGTCTATTTTTATAGCTACGCCAATGACTTGAAATCGTCCATCATTGATGTACTCTTCCGTGGTCATTCGAGATAGGCTAAACCCTACATCGTAAAATGTTTCAAAGTCAATCGTTATTAGATTCAAGTTTTTCCTTTTGATTTTTATGGGGGCAGTACCCCTCTGCAGACATGTCGTTGTGACACCACCACTTTTTCATATAATATATACGCGCCGGCTTTTTGCACTTGTGACACACAGGGTTTTTAACCTTTATGGCCACTAGTCAAACAGTGCCAATAGTAAAAAAAGTGCTATGCCAAGACCGGCAGTTGTAAAAAAATACCTTAGTACTTTACAGTCTCTTTTGGATAAAGAGTGTAATTTTTCTTCCTCTTCCTCGTCATGCTCTTGAGGCCATACAGTCATTTCGTTCTCCTTAAAGTTTATTCGCATAAAGCGTATGCTCGTCTCGGCATTCAGAGGAACACCATCGACGTTGATCTTTTACTTCTCCCTCACACCACATACATTTCCCTGTGTTGTTCTTTTCAATAGATGTATTTACACTTCTTAATGTTGCGTCCAGTTGTTTCTGAACTTCATCATTAGCAACATCTATTTCGTCTGCCACTATACCATCCTGCCCTTAGCCCACGGGCTAGTAGCCCTTGCTTGTTTTACTGTTAACTTTTTAGGAAGTTCTATCCTACCTTCGTTCTCAAGACGCTCCAGTACCATAACGCTAACTCCCGCATAGATGGCTAGTTTACCCCTACTAGTCTTAGGATTTTTGCTCATATATTCTGTTGCTCTTTCTAAAATTACTTCTTCTTCTTTATCTGTGTACCTTCCCATATTTCTAACCTTTCTTTATTGATTGCCTTAATTTTTGTAGATAAAAATCTGCCTTATCTAAATCCTCTGCACCATTCTTCAATGCAAATCGCCACACGTACTTAATTACATTGGCAGTACATACCGCTACAATGCCTGTAAGATTTGTAGTAGCAGATTCTATCGCGTCTATACACTCTACCTTTCCTTGAGTGTAATGAGATGGATGATTTACTTTATCATTTTTCATTGTTAAATACTTGTTTTCCTGTAATAAAATACTCTAGCATGTCTATATTTGTCTCGTCAATAATTAACGCTATACCATTCTGAATACTTATCTCTCGTAAGTGTTTCTGCTGTAGGGCCGTCGCTTTGTTACCGTTAGCTTTGCACTCGATCCCAATAAACTTGCCCCTATAACAGGCTACAATGTCTGGCACTCCNCTGCTACCATACCCNCCNGTCGAAGCGTAAAAGTAATATGCACCAAGTTGTTTAAGCTTGGCACATACCTTTTGTTTTACTTTCTTTTCTGGAGTTGCCACTATGACTCTAGTGACGGCATATCATCGACTGTTGTTAGTTCAACAGGTTCGACGTCTATCAAATGAGAGCCATCAAGTGTTAACGATGGTAACTCATCTACGCCTGTTACTTCATACCCTTCAATCTCAGGCAAGATTGTTTCCTCGCCAAGGTCAATGCCGTCATCCTTTGATGCCAGTGATTCTTGCTCTGGCTCGGCTACTGCCTCTGTCAAAACTGGAAGGTCCTCTGATACAGGTTCATCAACATCGACGATTCCATGTTTATTTTTGAAATTCTGTAGAGGTGAGTAGTCCTCTACTAAGGGTGTATCTTGGTTAGTTGTATAATAGCTAATCGCTCCTCCCACTGATATTATTACTGCTAAAGCTATAATGTTTCTAGTTGCGTTGTCTTTCATTCACGTTCTCCGTTTAGTTAAAATAAATACTGCTCTCTCTTATACATCGCAGTTACCGTTCGGACACCCGCGAGATAATATCTCTTCCGCGATGTCTTCTGATAACTGCTGATGTTCGTGTTGCTCCATCTCAGTTTCAAGATGTTCTACAAATTTTTCGTCCTTCATTAATAATGTAAGTTCTTCTACAATTCGATGAGCCTCCTCACGTTCCTCGTTCCCTATACTATGTTTGTCTAGCAAAGAAACAAAGTCCATGAGTAGTCTACGAATGTCGAGAAAAATATGGTGTGGCATTAGGTCTCTCCGTTTTTTATTGGAGTATCAGTATTGTCCACAACTTGAATCATGTCAAGTTCTTTTGTTTCTTTGAGCCAATCTTTGAAGTCTTTGAATGAACGTTCGGAGGATACATGTCCATGCCATATGAGTTCTAGTATGCCACTCATGCCTCCAATGATTCCTAGTAGTTCATGTCGATCGGCGTTCCAAATGTTTTGGTCTGCCCCAAAGTAATCATAGATGTCCTGCTCTACGTAATCAATCCTCTCTTTATCCATCACCTTTCTCCTTATTTAAATGTTGTTTTGCTTTGTCTAATACTTCTGCTACTAATACTTTGTATTCAACTTCTGTTTCCCCCGCAAATCCATACTGCCCCGCTCTCCATTCAGAACCTCCTCCTATCTCTACTTTATTAAGTAGCCACATATATTCTATTCCTGAAGTGTCGGGTGACCTGAACCCACGAATGTCTAATATATGTTTTACTCCATCATGCCAAAGGTCGACCGTATAATAAAAATGGTCGAGGGGTAAGGTGGAGGGAAAAATAGTTTTCTTCTGCAACTCCTCAACATACCCCAAAGCCTCCTCTCTTTGATAAAAATCTATGCTCTCGACTTCCTTAATAATCTTAGTTAAATAGGATAGTTTTTCATTGTCAGTTTTATTCATTGTTTTTTCCTATTAAAGTGGGTAATAATCAACTGAGACTTCTTGCTCTTCATAATTCTCAATAGCGAAGCTAGAGTATTTATTGGTCTCTTCATCAACCCTCAAGACGAGGTCAAACTTTTTCAAAACGTCATTGATTTCATCACTAGCGTCTTGCAGTTGTAACTGTATAAATACGTCCTCTTTACAAAATCTAATTCTCATTGTCCTCTCCTTTTCGTTTATCTAATAATGCTTGGCGTACCATAAGGGCGTACTCCTTGTTATAAGGGTTGGCGTCTGGTACTTCTTTACCCCCCAATAGGTCTAGCCAATCCTGTACATCTTTGTGGTCATCAGGTTGGTTCTGTATATTGTCCCAATATTCCTTACGTTTCTCCTTACTCATCACGCGTCCTCCTCAGCAGTTATCTCTACATCAATCGGTTCACCCCAACTCTTATGGTTCTGCACTTGATACTCTGCGTCATCTTGGTCAACTGCCATAACAGTTACAGGTTCTAGGTGTTGCTTTATGTATACAGTAAATTGTTTCACTCTTTGTCCTCCTCATCTTCGTCTTCCTCATCTTCGTCTTCCACAAATTCAGTGTCATGGAACATCCAACTATGTCTATCCCATGGTTTTAAGTCGGGCGAGAGGTCTTCTAGAAATATCTCCTC